TGTTCTTCTGTCGCGATAGAGTCTAATGTAGATTCTGAAAAAGAAGGATCATATTCAAGAGTAGCCCCACCATCTTGTGCTACGTCTTCTTTTACATCTTCAACCTTACTCTCTCGGATATCTCCCAGCTCCTGAGTATAAAAGTCCTCTGGTTTTGTGTACAACCCTTGGTCTACTCCTGCTCTCGCAATAGAGTCAAGCATTGTTAAGTAAACGCCTGCTTGCCTTTCTCCATATTTTTTTACCAAAGTCTCTGCTATTTGATCCTTCCCGGGCGATTGTAAAGGTTCAGCGTCCTGATAGAGTAGTCTTGTTTTTATATCATCTACAACCTTATCTATTTCGCCATCTTCTATTATTTCAGGGTCAACTCCTGCTATTTCAAGAAGGTCTATTTTATCTTCTTCTGTGAGTTCATCTTTATGGAGTATCTCTTCTGCTCGGTCTCGTTTCTCGATATTGATTTTAGCTTGCTTATCTGATACCATTGATGGGAGGATATCAAAGGCTGTCATGCCTGCGCCTGTTGTCAACCCACCTGACCACCCACCTATCCACCCTGAGTATAAAGCATTTTTAAATATTGCGCTTTTCTCAGAGTTTAAAATTTTAAGTATCTCTTCGGCGTTCAAATCTGGGTTAACAGCCATTACAGTAGCTGTGTATTCAATGGGTTGCTGTAAGAACTCTGTTGCTGCTTCTCCTGCCCATGATTCAATAAATCTTTTTGCTCTTTCTTTCCATACAGGGTTGCCAGTCATAGCTTTAAACTGGATCATGTTACTTGCAAATTCCATAGGAGTTGTTACAACTGCTGTGCCTACTGAATATCTATAAGTTTGCAAATCATCTTCTGCCCCTGCTTCTATCATGCCTTTATGAGTAGCGCCTAACATTCTATAATAAGTAGCCATGCCACCAATTATAGGATTAGCCCCTGTAAATACTATATTAGGAACTGAGGCAAACGTGGAGGTCACAATATCCTCAATCTGCCCTGTCGACTGCATAAACTCTGGAGAAGATTCCAAGTAAGGAGAATGTTCGACCTCGCTGAACATTTCAGCTTGCGCTCGCCCTCTATGTTCTACTATTTCTTTTAATGCTTTAAATTGCGCCTTATCTGAAGGAGTCCATTCATCTGTATAGCGATCTGTCAGTTCCCCATATTGGAGTCTTTCTGTTTGTGATAATGTACTCTCGTAATATTTTTTAGTACTTTGCTTAACCTCTTCTTCTGTTTTAAATTTACCTTGAGTCGCTATCCCATGCGCAGATTGCCTTATCCCTGTTTTAATCCCCTCGCTGGGCATCGCAACAAGGCGTTTCAGAGTAAGCTCTGGTTTGTTTTTATAAGCCTGCGCTATCTGTAAATCTTTATCGGTTATACCGACATCTGCCATAAACTGGGCTTGATCTTCATCTGAATAGTATTTAGTATACAACTCCTCTGCAACAATAGCGTCAGGGATATTATTGTATTCCGGGTGTTCTTTTTTATATTCAAGGATATTCATTTAGCCCTTCTCCCTAATGGGTCTGTGCTTATCCCCTCTCTTGCCATTTTTTCAGCCTTGGAGGTCTCTTCCCCGCCTATGTTAAACCATGTCGGGGTTCCGGGAATCCACCAAATCGGATTGAAATTAAACCCACCCTCTTTCTGTGTCTCGAACCATTCTGCGACTATCTTTTGGGCTTCCCTTGCATTTTTAGGTTTTGCCGCAAGCAAATGCTCTAACGCATTCTCCTCAGCGGCTTCTCTGAAAAAATAAGTTTGGTCTATGTTCCCTTTTTTATCATAAGCAAACTCTTTACTGAATAAGGTTTTGAAAGTATCCATACCTGATTTTATTGCAGGGTCTTTTTTAATATCTTTCTCGAGCATGCCCCTTAATTCTTTATGGTCTGCATGATCTAACCCATAACCATATCTTTCATCAATCTGAGAAGGGTCTTTGATCGTACCGTTATATATCCCTAAAGTTAGTTCTCTTTTTAATGCAGCATCTGTTTCATATACAGGCGGTTTTTGTAACTGGGCTTCAAGCTTAATTTTGTCCGCTGCTGTCAAAAACTTAGACTCTTTCAGTATCTTGTATTTATCTTTAAGGTTTTTAGACTCGTAGATGCCCATCAAATCAGCTTCTCGCCCTTCCTTCATCGCCCTCGCTTTATCGGCTTCTTTATTGTTCTGAATAGAGTTAAATGTACTCTCTAAATACCTTCTTTCGTTAAGGTCTAATTGTTTATATTTATTAGGGTTCATCACATCCTCAGCCATTTTCCTGTAATCATCCCCATGTTTAGCGATTAAATCACCGTATATTTTATTTGTAAGCACATCTGACTTTCTGCTCTCATACGCCGCCTTTGCTGCCTTTTTAAGAATAATTCTATTATCTTCTGACAGGTGTGCCTGCGGTTTAGATAACTGCTCCATAGCCCACTTAGGATCGTGATCAACGTTCTGTTTCCACATCGTTAAAGTTGTGGATGCCCTGAACTCATCAAGAAGACGCACGCCTTCGGGTTTTTTGAAATACCCAGCTGCGACTTTAGCCGCTACCATTTCCTCTGCTGTTTGGATTGCGTTGCTAGCACCGTTGACATTAGCGGTTGCTGAGTCTCTTAAAAAAGTTGCTTTGAGTTTTGTAAGATTTGCAAGGGTATCAGCTCTGCCCTCTTCAACTTGCATTATCCTTGCTTGCCCATGCACTTTTGTTTTATTTCTAAGGTCAGCCTCTGCCCACATCGAGTTAATAATATCTATTGATTTCCTGTCCGAGATATCTTTATAAACTCTTTCTTTTATTTCTTTTACTTTTTCATCTCTGTATTTACCATAGTCTTGATATTTAGTGTTGGTCAAGAACTCATCAGATTGCATATACTCATTAAGTTTAGAGAACTCGTCTCCAATCCTAACCTTTGCGTTGGTCACTTCATCAACCCTGCGAGCCTCTTGCATACGCATGTCAATTTCTGACAAAGCCTCTCCAACCTGCCCTACTGATTGCCAAACGAGCTGATCTGTTTTAGGTATTGCTAAAGGGCTTGTCTTTTCTCCGCTTAGACTAAATGCCTGGCTACCCTTACCTGTGATGTTCTCCTGAGATTGGTATTTTTTTATTCGCATGTTTTAGTTACCCTCGCTCGTCATAAATCGAGAAAGCCTTTGTAATGCCTTCGCTTAATGCAGATATTTGTAACGCTTTTGACGTATAGTCGCCGGCATCTTCTATTAACGCTGCCTGCGCTGCTGCGTCCCTTAAACCACTATCTGCCAACATTCTATATCGTTTAGCCAATGATCTTTGCCTTTCTGCATTTGTTTGTCCGTTATACATTATCATTTCTGCATCACGTGCGCCCTCTGCGGCTGTGTCTGCCATTACCTCTAACGCTGAGCCAGTATTGATTGCCACCCCTGCTGAACCATACCCCGCTCTTTGAGAGGATAGTAAAGAGGCTATTTTCTTTTTGTGTTGCCTTAATGCTATCCCTGCTTGTAATTCAACCTCTAAAGCGTCTTTCTCTGCTACTGTTGCATCATACTGAGATATTTTAGCATTCGCTGCTGCTGAACTCGCGACCGCGTCTGCTTGAGCTTTTGCTTGATCTTCTACTGCATCAGCTTCTTTTTTTTTAGAATATATAGATAAGCCAGCACCGATTAACCCAGCCCAACTCGAACCGCTACTGCCTGAATCAAACCAACCCATAAAGCCCCCTATAAGTCACTCGTGTATACTACTATTGCTATTGCCAATACAGTCCATGGATAAGGCTGTGATTGAGCAACACAAACTTGTCCGTCTTCATTAGAACCACCATTAAATATTTGCGCTTTATCCCCTGAAAACAAAGGCGGCGCTTCGTCCATTGGGTCACCACTATTTCTGAACTCGATCTCATCTAAGTTAGATAATGACTCCCCTGCTGCTGCACCAATTGTGTTGTAAAATCTTATATTTAAATTAAAAATGTTTTTCTTTTTCGATTGCGCTGTCCCTGCTTGCGCTCCTGCTTCTATTCTGACAATTTTAAAATGACTTAAAAACGGTAACCCAATTTGCACTTTTGTTGCTGAACGATCTAATGTAATTGAGCCACTTGCCACAACAGCCTCAGGGCGTACTGCCCCATTAGCCAAAACCGCTACTGTCTCCCCTTCTAAGTGGTCTAACCCTGAAATTGTTGTCGTTGCTACTCCCTCATAAGTAATGGCAGAATCCATATAAATAGCGTCCTCAACGCTCTCCCATTGAGCAGTTTGAAACTGTTCAACGTATCTTGCTGTTGAGCCATCAATGGTTCTGTTTGCTACCATCCACAACTCATCTCTATCTGTTCCGGGGATCACTGCTATGCTTTCTACTATACCGCTCACATCGTGCGGATTATAAGCGTTTATTTTATTATTAGGGTCATAGGCACAACTAACCAATGAACCGTCCACTATGAACCAAATATAAGGGTCTGGTTGCGCTTGATAAACCATATCTGTAATGCCCCCAAAGAAAAGATGGTCTGAACCCTTACTTATTTCAACTGATACATATGAATCCTTCTCAAAACTATATGACAAAGCGAGAACTTTTTTGCCACCGTCCTGGACATAGATAATAGTTTTACCTATTTTGATAGGTTGGATTGGCGATGTTCCCTCTGTTGTTTGCTGATTAACCTCAATATTGGTAGCTGTTACTGCACCCTCTCCTCTTGTGCCGACTACCCACGCACCACCTGCCGAGCCAAGGAAAAGTTTTTCTCCTGATACTATCCATTCTATGCTATTAACTTCGTTAGATGCTATTGTAAACCACCAAGCATCGGCGTCATTAGTACCAGTCTCAAAGCTTTCAAAGTCTCCTGATTGAGACGCCCATACTGTTTGTGGTCTGCCTTGTGTTGCAGCGAACACAAGACGTTGCTCAAAGAATGTAACCGCTTTAGGGTAACCCTGCACGTCTGACCATGCCCCCTCAGCCCATTTGATTGTTGCGTCTGTTGATGGTAATTCTTCGATTACTGTTGCTGTCACTACTGTTGAGCTTGTGTACCCTGTAACTTCCACGTACCCAGGAGAATCTGGTTTCGATAAAGCAGCCTCACAAGTTCCTGATGAGTAAGTTGTCATGTTCCATCTATAAAGGATACTCTCATCAAGCCCTATAACCTCAAAGGCTGTATTGATTGTATACGCTGCATAGTCAAGCCATGTATCACCGTCGTCATAACTTCTTTGGAGCATACAAGTTCCAGACCATGTCCCATTTAACGAACAAATTAAACTATCACCCTCTTTTATCTCCTCGCTTGTGCCTGTTGTTACAGAAGTGAAACTATCTTCTGTTTTTCTGTTCCCTTCTATTTTCCAAAAACTGCCTACATGCGCCGATTCAAAAATAGCTGTTGACGCTGTTAGTGTGATCCCTGTCCCTGTAACTGCTGATGGTGTAATTGTTGTTGCTGTTGTATTTGTATCTAAAAAAGGCGTCCATACGAAAGGAGCTTCAATAAAAGTCCAAGCTGTGTGTCCTGTTCGTTGCAACTTCCTGACAGGGTAATCAGGGTGTGCTATATACATTGTATCGGCTGATTGTGCTATTTGCAGGTCTGAAAGCTCATCATTAGCGTATGGAGTCGATATCTCGTATGGTGACCCGATTCTCCCACCGTCCATATAAAAACGGATATAATTCTCTCCGAACTCCAATATGTAAGCCTGTTCTGTTGAATATCTGAACCTGATCAGTCTCGCGAGCTTGGTTGAGTCTTTTGTCGATGCAATATAATAGCTCCCCTGTCTGCGTGTGACTCCACCGAAGATAAGAGTAAGGATATTCAGCGAGTCCTCAAGCCCATTTTTATATAAATCTAGGTCCACTCTGCCCATTAACTTAGGCGATAGCGTCCCACCTGTGAAATTATTAAGATATGGTGTTACCCTCAAACAGCACCCCCTCTAAGCATCTCATTTACATATTGATAAGCTGGCGATGATTTCATGATAAAACCTTATTGCTTAAATTACCGTTATTTCTGATTGTGATCCATTCCCCATCTGCTATCTTTTTAGGCGTACCCTGCTGGGCATCTTTCGACCTTGCCAATTTCTTAGAAAGCCTCAAATCTTCTGCCATCGCTTGGCGCAAACTTGCTGAACCTGCCAATGGTATAGCCAACTCCATTGCTAATTGGTCTTGAAACATTTCGATAAACAAAGGGGACAGCTCATTCATGTCGGTTATGCGCTTTGTGTAAATAAGCTTAACAGGAGAACTGTCAGAAAAGATGAATTTCCCTTCAACCCTGTAAGGGTAATTATTATACTCGTCCAAAACCTGTAAGCAATCAGAAGGGAGTCTATGCCTGTAAGCATATCCAAAGTCTGGAGATACCGAGTCTGCTGCTAATTGCGCCCTTGCCATAGCAAAAGTCCAAGGAGTTATACACAGTAAACTCTCTAATAATTGAGTGAACCTAATGTTACATTGCCTTGCCTGTTCTGTGTCATCGAGCAAATCAAGTATTGTTCTAACACCTATTTTCTGCAATGCGTTATTGCACATATCTACTTTGCTTGGCATATATCACCTTTAAAGCAGGGGGGTTTTTACGCCCCCCTTATTAGTTTAACTGTTATTAGAAATAAAAACCTCAAATCTCAAGTCACCTGAAACAGAAGCGCAACCGTTGTTGGTAGCTGTCAGCCAGCATTCCTTCTGAATTGTATAAGGAACTTTTGACAAACATGCATGACCATCATTGAACTGTATTACACCTGCTGTCGCCAAAGCTGTTGCTTCAACATAACGATCAGGATCAGCTGCTGTCGTATCATCACTATCACCAATTGCAATAGTATTTGATGACCCAAGCGCGTCCTCTGAACCTACCCAAGAACCACCAAGTTTAACCTGATCACCCTTGTAAAGCTTGCAAAGATTTAAAGTTTGCCCACTCGCGGCTGCAGCGTAAGTATAAGAACCTGTAATAGTCCTTGTCTTACCTCTCAACTGCCCGGCTTCTTCATACGTCGAAGGAGTGGGAGCGTTTTCAATTGTTGCTATATCACTATATAGTGTAGCCATTTATTCCTCCTATGATTCGTCTGTCTGAATTTCTACGACTTTTGCCTCTTCCATTCGAGTCGCACCTATTGACATATTACAATACACCTGTACCGCGTAATTCTTATCGTCCCTTTCTGTGATCCTTGTTTTCATGTCTGCTCCAACCCCGAGGAGTAAACCGTCCTCAGCCCAGGCGAGGCATGACCTGATGCTACTTGATACTGATAATCGTTCACTTAATATAAACTTGAAACCCATCCACGTATCAATTTCACCCTGTACAAGCGCTCTAACTGTGTTATAGTCCGCACTTGTCAGTTTCTCAAGGTTCAATAAGTCTGACATTGCTTTAGCGTTAATTGCAATGTATCTTGGGATAGAAGGATCAACTTCACCGGCGTCAAGAATTTGTTTGGCTTCGATAATTTTAGCAACAGTCATCCCGGCAGAACCATGGGCGATTGTGTTATTAGAATCGAAACTTGTGGAAGTACCACCGGCAACACCTGTATAGGCTGTGCCGAGAGCCGCCTCTATGATTGCGTCGTCTTTTGCTCTACCAAACGCATTCCCTGCATTGATTGCATACGCACTCGCTGGGGAAATCAATAGTTTGGTATCATCAAGACTGTCAATAAGGTCTGCCCAGTCATAATCAACTGGGGTTACTCTACGTCTTGCGTGTGGTGTGTCTACCTGCGGAGTGTCACCATGTCTTGTTGTTCGTTTTACTGCAGTAGTTGCGCCGATCTGCTCGAAAAAACCGTTCTTACCTTCGATTGTTTCCGTTCTTACTGCTGACGCAAGCCGAGAACCCCTCTGCTGT